CTTACATCGTGCTGAACTCCTTGTACGAACAATTCACGAGTAATTGTAGAGCCACCAGCAAAAGTTTTTGTAATATTTATAAGTGTATAAATATCCATACCAAGATTTACAATTTGTTCAAACTCAGTTCCTGATAATAAGTTTAAACTCATAGAGTCAATTCTTATTTGTGAATTTTTACGAGCAGCAAGAAGTGTATTTGCCTGATCCAATGATTCAGCATCTGTTTCAACAAGGATATCGCTTCTTTGTCCAGACTTAGTAAAGTAAGTAGCAATACTTGCTGCATCTGTGGCAGTTTGAGGAGTGCCACCAACTCTTGTAACTGTAACATCATTAAGAATTAGTTGATCATCAAATGCAAAGTCAATACCTGTATATGTTAAATCTGTTGGGCCTGGAGGAACATCTGTATAGTTTCTTATGCTAGCATCAGCCAGTTCTGAAACATCTGTACGATCTAAAAATCTAGCCTCTCCTGCTCTTGTCATGAAGAAAGCACCAAACTCAGATTGCTCAACTGTCTGAATAGCCTGTAGAATTCCTCTACTTCCACCAGGATCTGCTTGCATTGTAGAGTCACCAACATCTATATTTCTTAAAGAATTTGGAAATCCTGCAAAGTCAAGCAGTGCATTTACTCTTGTACCAGATAATTGTCCTGCTGTACATCCAGGAACTGGAGGAATACCAGTAGCCACATTATTTAAAAGACGGAATCCATCAGTACACTGTAATGTAACTGTAGATGTAGCATTTGTTCCTTCATAGAAAGAAGTGTCAAATGAATTAATATATCCAGAAAACAGAGCAATTCTATATGTTGTTCCTCCTAAGACTGTATCTGCATATATTCTTATCTTGCGTAGTGGTAGTAATTTTCCATAATACGGTCCCGCAGCATTTTGAGGATTAAAATTTGAGTTAGGATCATTTAACACTACCGTTGCAGTTCCAGCCTCAAAGTTAGAAAGGATACGGTTACGGCCTCTACGAGTAGATACTGACATGACTTGATTAGTAACATTAACAATATCTGATGCTTGATCTGCTAAAATATTAGTTCCAAGAATTCCATAGGCTGGATCATCTAATAAAAATGGATAGCCAAATGATGCTCCATTTGAGAAGTCAATTTCTACTCCTATTACTGGTGCTGCCATTACACTGCCTGCAATGTTATATTGTTACCATTAGTCTGGGTAGCAAGCAGTCCATTTCTAACTGCTGAAACTAAGTCTTGCTCAGTTGATACAGATCCATTAACTGTTAGATACACATTTGTGTTTCCACCACTGCCCATTAATCCCTTGGCATTATCCAATAGGCTCCCAGAATTAAACTTTCCAGTTGGTGTTTCAGGAACTGAACCCTTAAATGCATCCTGCATTGCTCTAAATTTAGATCTTTCATCTACATCTAGTTGTATTGATGCTGCTTGAGATGCTGCTAGATCTGCTGCTTCTTTAGCCTTAAACTTTGCCAATTGAGTAGCCTGTGCTGCTGCAGCGTCTGCTGCTCTTTGTGCTGCTTCTGCTGCTCTTAATTGGGCTGCTATAGATGCTGCACCTATTGCTCCACTTTCTTTTGCTGCTAATGCACTTGGGTTTACTCCTGCTGCAGCAATGGCTGCTGCGTCCATATCTCCTGCTGCTTTAGCCTTTGCATACGCTGCTGCTGCTGCAGCACTTGCTTCTGCTTTTGCTGCTGCGGCTGCTGCTGCTACCGTTGTGCGAGAGTCAGTAGATGATGAAGATGAACTTGATGAACTTGATGATGAAGCAGTTGTTGTACCACCCTGAATTTTCTTAATTAGTTCTAGTGCTTCTTTAAGTTTAGCAATTAAATCATCAACGCCCTTAAGCATAGATCCATCATAATTAAACGGTAGACCAATTTGCTTTATGTATGCTGCTAGTGCATCATTAGTCAGTCCCCAAGTACTCTTTATTGACTCTACACCAGCAGCACTAAGTTTTGCAGTTGGGTTATTAATTTGTGCAACATACTGAATATATTGTAAGGCTTGTGGAACAGTAAGGTTCCAGAGATTAGCAAGTCTTTGTAAGTCTGCAGTATCTAAAGTTCCACCCTTTATAGCAAGAACAGCCTCAAGATACTTCTTTGCCTCAGTAGTTCCTATGTTAAAGGCAGTAGCAACACTTTGGATATCTGATGAATCTATTTTTTCATCAACAAGGGCAAGGAATACTGTTGAGTATTTTGCTACTTCTGCTGCACTGATTCCCCATTTGTCAGCAAGGTTCTGAATTTCATCTTGAGTTATTTTAGAATCACTTTGATAAGCAATCATTAAATCATTTTGATATTTTAAGTTTTTGTTATATTCTGCCAATATGTCTGATCTTACTAACTCAAGTTTAGCCAAATCATCCTGTGTCTTAAACATTGTCTTAAGCAGTTCAAGTCTATCCATGTCTGCTTTTTTAGCATTCTCTTGTCTCTTTTGCAAAAGAATTGCAGCGTTTAACTGCTTCTCGTCTTTTATGTCACTTACATCAAAAGCAACCTTTTTGCCCAAAAGTCCTTTGAGTGTTTGCTGCTTCTTAAGAATGTCTGCTTCAATCTTTGCTCTCTTTGCAGCCTCCTCATCAGCCTTCTTTTGTGCTGCTGCATTTTTAGCAATTGTATCTAGTGCAATCTTATCTTGCTTGGCTTTTTCCATGCCAATAGTGACTTGTTCATACCCAGCCAAAATTGATTTCTGTTGCTGTTTAGCAATTTGCTCATTTGTAAGTTTAGATTTCTTTACAGCATCATCTGAACCACCAAAGGCTTTTTTCAGTAAATTCCAGCCAACAGTAAGAAGACCAACTGCTATTGTTATGGCTCTAACCCATGGATTTAATTGCATAAATAGACTTAGGGCACCTCTTAAAGCAGCAATTATTCCTAACTTACCACCACCAGCACCAGTAAATGCTCCTGCAACAAGAGATATTGCTGCTCCAAATCCTCTAAAAGCACCCATCACATTCTTAAGAATTGGACCTACTGCTTTAAGTGCACCTGACACTCCTCTTGCAAATGCACCAATGATCAATGCTTGATTAGCAAAATAACCTATAAGAGGAATAGCCATTATAGTAAGGATTAATACTTTATATTTTTCAAAGACTGCAGTAAGTGCAAGAAGACCAGTTACTGTTTTCTCCATTAAGGTAAGGATAGTTACAAAACTTTCCTTTAGGTTATTCTCGTTAAGTTCAATCCAGTCTTCAACATTTGGAATAACATCAGTAATAATATATTGTGCAAATTTCTGTACTTCAGGCAACAGGACAAGCCCTAATTTCTCAGCAACTTCACCAAATTGTAGTTTTAAGGCTGTAAATGGATCTTGCTTGGCTACTGCTTCTGCTGCACCTTTATAATCACCTTCAAGAATTGCAAGTATCTTGGCAAAGTCTTTAGTGGCAAGTGTAGCCTTATCAAGTTGAGGAAACATCTTTCCAAGAGCAGTAAAATTACCATTACTGGCTTTGGCCATTGCTGCTGTAACGGCAGCCACATCTTTTCCACTGCCTGCTGCTGCATCAAGTACACGATTTTGTAGAAACTGTGCTGTAGTAAGATCACCAGTTGCAGTGACAAGTGTATTTAAACTTGATCTTAAATCTGAATCAGAGACATTGGCAAGCATCTGTGTTTTAGCAATATAATCTTCTACTGCTGCAATCTGTGTATTAGTTGCACCAGTAACATTCTTAAGAGTATTGGCAAGCATTGCTGCAGATTTTGAATCATCAATTGCTGCCTGTACTGACTCTTTACCAATTTTATATGCAAATGCACCTGCTGCTGCTGCAGCGACTGCATAAGACTTTGTTGCTTTCTTGCTAAATGCATCAATCTTTTTGCCCATATTGGCAATGTCTTTTTGTGCAGCCTTAGAGCCTTTATCTGAGTACTGGGAAACAATTCTGGCTATTACTGCTCCTGATGTTGCCATGTTATCCTCTCCTCATGTTTAAATTCTTTTGTAATGTTGATTTTGCTTTTTCCAAAGCATCAGAAACATTTCGTTCAATTCTGTCTTTATTCTTATCTACTGACTTCCAGATAAGACGAGATGCACCACCAACAGCACCTTCTAAATTCTTAATAAATCTGCCAGTCTTATTTGTTCTACCAGCCAATTCATAGATTACACCTGCTGCAGATCTATTCTTTAATGCACCTGCAGATGTTGTGTATCCCTTGCTTTTATTAACTTTACCCTCAGCCTTTGTGGATGAGATTCCTGTTTTTATTACACTCTGATCCCATGCAGGCCAACCTGCACCACCACGAGAACGAGGCTTAACTGCGGGACTGGTGTTCCACCCACTAAGAGGTGGTTCACCATCTACAAATCCTTGAGCATCTTGTTTGGCAATTCTCAGTTCAGAATTAATAACCTTAGTGAATTCTTTAACTGCTTGCTTATCAAAAGATTCTAATGCCTTTAGTGTTTCTTTAACACCAGTTAACACTATTGCATTTTTGCTCATTTAATTTCCCGCATCCTTATTTTTTTCTTTTATGTAAATAACTATTGCTTCAAGTATACCGTCTGGTGCTTCAAGCAGTTCGTTAGGAGATATTCCAGTCTCCACAGAAATCATTGCTACCGTATAGGTTAGGCTGTTTCTGTGGATTCGGAATTTGGGTCAGTCTCTAGTTCTACACTGTCAAGTGTATCTAAGAAGGCTTCTCCAAAAGGCTTTACAACCTTGCCAGCATCTCTCATGGCTCCCCAAGCCAGGAAGTAGATATGCTCTAGTTTCTGATCTTCAGTCAGCAACTTAGCAAAGCCCTTGTTAAACTTTTGTTCAAAAGCAACAAGTGTCTTTGGGCGAAGAGCGTATACGCCTTCATCTCCATCACTAGTCTTTACCTTTATTTTTAATCCGTCCATCTTTTTCCCCTTATCTAGGTTATGTTTGTCTTACTTTATTTAAGGCGTTATATCTTTAGTAATTGCACCAGAAATAGGCCATGTGACTTGCATAGTACTTAGGGCTCCAACTTGAGCGTTTAACGAAGCCCAGTCCGTTACTAAAACTTGAAACTGGTATTCTGGATTTGATGCAGAAATTGCCGCATTATTTGGTCTTACTCTGCAGTTAACTTTTGTTCCTACACGAATAGGCATAAGAGTGTATGGAGGCTTTCCGTTAAAGAATTCCTCAAGAGACTCATTTGCAAAATCCTGGTAGAAATCAAAACTTACTGAATTAGTTCCAACACCTGCTATAACTTCTTTATATATTACTCCACCATTAGTTACTGGAGTAACATCAAGAATATCATGAGTAGTTGAAAGACTTACGCTGGAAATTAGATCGCTAAAATCATATGGACTTCCACCACCGTCTAAAAAGACTACACTAGCATTAGTTAAAACTATTTTTGCCATGATTAAGGAGTTGTATCCTTAACGATTGGACCAGTAATTGGGAATGTCACAGATACTGTGGCTAACTCGCCTACGGCACCTGCAAGGGCTGGATACTCTGAAACCAAAATATTAAACTGATATTCTGGATTTGTAGCAGAGATTGCTCCAGTTGTTGGTCTTACTTTAACAGCCAAGGTTCCACCAAGTGCTGCTGATAGAACTGAATCTACCTCACCAGCAGCGAAGTCCTGGTGGAATTCAAATGCTACTGAGTTATCAGCAAGTCCTGCGATTCTTGATTTTGCTGCTGCTCCATATCCACCAACTGCGCCTGCTGCGAAGTTTGTTGTCTCAAGCACATCGTATGTGCTATTGAGCGTAATTGAAGTGATGTGATCAGATAGGTCGTCGCTTGTTCCGAAAACACATTGTACATCTGTTAATACGATTCTTGCCATTGTTATTTATCTCCTTCATAGTCTGATTTAAAAACAAATGCTTTAGGTTCTTCCTTCTGCACTTGTGGTACTTCTTTTTCTTGTGGTGCTTGTGTTACTTTTGTCTTTGGTGCTTCTTTTGGTTGAATCTTTCCCAATGAAAGGAGTAATTTAACATTACCACCTGCACTAATTATATCAGATTCAACGATAGTTTCACCTGGACGCTTTCCGCAGACCTTACGGTCTGAAGTTACTGTATATTCCATTGTTTCTCCTTAGCCCCAAATTGTGAGGTTATAGCGATATGATATGAAAGATTGCTCACCAGAAGTATAAGTACCACTTTCTGCACTAATAACTCTGAGCGTATTAACAAGGCCACCTAATGTTCTATCTGATTCTAAAGCAGTTTTAATGGAACCTTTTCCACTACCTGCTAAAAAATTATCAAGTTTGTCTTGCCCACTTCTTTCTGATATTCTTTGAACAATCACAAATACATCAACAGAAGCCTGATCCAGACCTCTTTGGTTGTCAATGTCAAATGTGAAATCTAATTGGCCAACTACGGCACATGGCGGAACAATAACATCTGGAATTAAATCATAAACTCTCAGGTTTGTTATTGTCTGTAGATTTTCTTTTAACGCATCTCTTACACCATTGATATTGGAAATAGACATTAGAATGCCAATCCAAAATTTCTACGATATGTCTTTAGAAGCATCTCAACATCTGGATCTAGACGAGAGTTCAAGCGAACTGTTCCTAGTTCTACAGATCCTGCAATACCAAATGGAGATTGCTTTCTAACAAATAATCTTGATGCCTGAATCTTGCAGGCTAATTGTACTTCGTAAGGTATTTCTTTCCATCCCCAAACTCCAGTTATCTTAACTGTCTGAGGAAAGAAGTAAGGAAAGACATATGTCTGAATTGCTAATAGTCTTGTTACTGGCTGTCCAATCTCTGGATTATTAACAGGCTCATACATAAGATCTGTATCTAAGTTCCAAACCTGAGTAAATGGGCCAGATTGATTTGCTCTTGATCTTACTTCTGTTGGTTCAATAAGGTCATCTATTTCTAGATACCACGGACTTAGAGGTGTGTAATATTTGGTTACAGGTGCTGCTAATGTACCTTCTTGATAGAAAGATCTCTGGCAATACTCGTCAATCATACGGCTTGCAGCAAGAATCGCTGCTTGGATATCATTATCATCCAGGCTGTCTTCAATCTGCAGTGCATTTCTCACATCTGCTAAAGTCGTATAGACATTATTAGGCTGTGAACTCTGTGCAAGCGTAGGTCTGCTCATTTATTCCT